CATGACCAAGCGATGTTCCAAAACATACCCATCGGCAGGTGCCATGGGATAATAGAACTCAGACGAGCGCACCAGTATTCGAACATAACCGTTCCCTGTGCGTCTCCTCCCGCCATTCCACGTCTTTATCTGTGGGCCAAAAGCCCTCGTTGTATGAGCATTGCAACGCCGACACAACCTACTCTTATTGAACATGCTCCCATTGCCATGCAAGCGAAGCCATCTTTCGAAGCCACATCCTGAGCAAGAATCCCAAATGTACCGGCTTCCCTTATCTTTACCGATTATCTGGCCGCGCTCTACTTGGCCGATTTGAGGCATAACCATTCCGCTCCCTTCTGCCGGCAGCTACCGGCGCTCCATGCCGCTGAGCAAAACCAGCCATAGGATTAGCTGGGCCCAGTAGCTCCCAGCCCAACAGCCTGTAATAACTCAGGAACGTTTCATAGGTCACCTGCATGACCAATCCATCAGGCCCATCAAAACAGATATAAACCTGGTTTTCTATTCTCGTTCCGTTCATCCTACTTTCCATTTATTATTATTGTAGCACTGCAACACACATGCGTCAAGGCGGCTACCACTGGACAAACATCGGCATGTTCACCACCAGAACACCCTCTAAATCACCATACACCTTGACCGGGGACGATGGGCTAATGACCTCCATCGTCAGTTCGGCGAACAGGCCAGCCAGGTCAGCCACATATCGCGAATCCACAGCTATCTTCCCATCACCGGTCATCACCGCCGGTATCTTCGCCTCAAATTTATCTTCATCCTCAGTCATCGCTACCTTCAGAAAACCATCCTCTGTCTTGCTCAGCCGGACAATGTGGTCCTTAAATTGCTGCACACGGCTCTGCAGCACCGGGCCAGACACCGTGAACGTCCACTCTGGCTTGGCCGCCGGTATGAGCTGCGGATATTGCGGGTAACTGCCCTGAATCAGTTGGCTAACCACCCTCACATCCGGCGCTCCGTCAAACCACATCTTAGCATTATCAAAACCAACCCTAACTGACTCTTTCTTTCTCATAATCTTCTCCAACAGCATACACGTCTTGCGCGGTATCAGCCATTTGCCTGCCGGCAATGTCAGCTTCATCGATGACATAAACAACCTGAATCCATCGGCTGAGGCAAACGACACTTTGCCCTGGCCATCAGATTCAACCAGCACCGCCGTCAGTACCGGTCGCACATCTTCATCCGCTGTAAACGGCCACGCCCGGGCCAGATTCATAATGAACTCATCGCCTACTTCATATTGTGTCTCGCCGCACATTGTATTCGGCAGTGCATCGTCCGGCGGCCCCAGATACATATTCACTTTAACCTGGCCATCCACATCGCCTAACGACAGACTACGACCTTTGCTTTCGATAACCACCGGCCCCTTTTCGTGAGCGGCGAAATGCCACAGCCTCCTGTTAGGTATCAATACCTTGCCCGCCTCCTCGACCGTAGCAAACAGGTCCATCACCAGAATCCTCTCCAGGTCAGACACACGCAGGTATGCCCGGCCATCCTTGGCCTCTATCTCGGCATTCTGTAGCACAGGCAAACCCATATTACGCGGAATGACCATGCTCGCGGCTTTCGCCGCCATACTGAGTCTACTACCAAGACACTTCAGCTTCATTGTTCTTTCCTTCTTTCAATGTCTATATTGTGATTGTAGCGCTACAACGCTCATACGTCAAGTAGGTTCATGCCTCGCCCAGTCCCCGACCTGCTCTGCTGTCAGATAGCTCACTTCACACCCTCCTTAACGAATCTATTTGCTTCAGATGATAATACGGCTCATGGTATAACTCTTCAGTGTGCGGCTCTGACTCCAGACTTTCCTCATGTTCATCATATTCCGCCGGTTGGACCATCACCACCTTCTCACCATGTCTGAGAACCAGACCACACTCCTGACAGAACGTTTCACCCGCCGTATAATATCCGCCCATACTCACCACCTAATGCCTTATTCTCGGGTCCGGCTTGCCTTCATACAGACTGCTCAGCGTATACTTCCCGCAGCTGTCCGGGCTCAGGTCGAACTCACAACCGCCGATATAATGCCGTGTCCGCGGTGGTCGCTTGTCTACGAGATGCTGGCAGTACCGGCAGTTATCAGCCCAAGGCATCTCCAGAACCCGCACCTGCCGCTTGAACTTATCCAGCTCCTGCTCGGTCGTGAACTGGGCAGTCACCCCCACCATGCCATCACTCAGACTCACGAATGCGTAAGGGGCACACCCACATGGACAGGAATTTGACACCCTCACAAACGGCTCGCCTACCTGAAGACCCTTCTCGACCAGCTCCTTGTCAATTTTGAAACTGAATACTCCCATAGACTCCATTCGTCTCCTTTCTGCTTAGTATTATCGTAACACCTACCATCAGCTCATCAAGCTCAGTCACCAAACATTTCTTCCATATCTTCAAAGAACCGGGGCATCCCCTCGGGCTTCATCCTGATACCATAGTCAGCAACCAGGGCCAGCTGACCATTTGGCTCCACAAAGTACATCGCTCCACAGCTAGGGCATTTTACCAACCCAACCCCAAGCAGTTCAAAGTCACCTTTCTGGCGGCCACACTTCTGACACTTCCAATTATTGCCCATCTTAGGGCCTCCCCTGCCTAGTCCACCTGACATGGGCCACCACTGCGGCTATCACCGGCAGACCAAACAGGCCACCCCAGATTGCGATTATCGGAATCCATACCATGTCCATTCTGCTCCTTTCCTAATAGTGTTCTTTGATTATATTGTAGCGCTACAACGCTCATACGTCAATAGTATTTTCATAATATTACCAGTGGTTGACTCACTCAGAATCGCCGTAACTGACCAGCCGTTTAATCAACTGAAACCGTACCACGTATACGAACTCATCAGCATCCTTCCAGTCTTCCCAGAACTTCCGCGGCTCCATTCCACGAATCTTCAATCCCTTCTGCTCAAGCCAAAGCAACCCCTCGGCGGCATAGTCTTTTTCCGGCATGATGCTGGTCCTCTCAGGATACGGGTCAGCAGTCAGGCAGATAATGGCCACTGGCTGGCCGCCGGCCCGGGGCAACCGGTCCCATGCTTGGACATCCATGCCGCAGCGGAACCGGCGGGCATAGCCATCATTCCAGTTGCGCCGGGTGCAAGATTTATTTCCGCTGAGCAAAGCGGCAAGGGTCCATCCAAACGAAATAATCAACATACTACATCTTCCCTGTTCGCCTGGCTGTCCTTACACGATGGCAATTTGCACAAACCAATTCACACTTCAACGCCTCAGCTAAAATATCTTCCCAAGAATACGTACTCAGCATCAGACTGACATTCTTTACCTTATCACCATTCACATGGTCAAATTCGAAAGCCGCAAGATGCGGAACACAACCACAATCTAAACACTTACCTCCAAGTATCTCCACCAACTGCCTTTTCCGTTCGTCATGTCTATTATTTGCAGTCTTTCTTCTTTCAACAGACACCGAGGCATACCTTTCTCTGCGTTTTGCACTAATCCGCTCTCTATTCGCTGCTTGCCAAGCATTGCGTGTAGCCCTAACCCTATCTCGATTATTCTCCCTCCAACGCTTACAGGCTGCCTTCGCCTTTACAGGATGCTCTCTATGCCAGCGCAGATTCATCATCCGCACGATTTCAGGGTGTCGCTGCCTCCATCTTCGCTGAGCTTCTTTGACATTTTCAGGGTGCTCAGAGCGCCACCTCTTTATACGCTCTAAGCTACGTTGGCTTCTCTCTTCAGCCACCACTCCAATTACCATCAGCTACTCTCCATTTTCATTCTCTCAACCTTGCTTGTGCCCCCTGAGCTAAACTCAGGGTCATTCCAACCTCATTACTGACTGGCTACATCTTTGTTGACTTTGAACTTATCGGCTATCTGGCGCAGCTTCTCCTCAACCTGCCATGGAGAGCCTTTCATCAACTCGAGGGCAATCTCTACCAGCTCTCCGGCATCTTCACCATACTTATACTTCCCGAGAAGAGTTTCAACTTCCCCTCGGAGCCAGTGCATTGCCCAGTCTAAGGAAACGAACTGGCGACCGACAAGTTTCTCTATTTTTATCTTGAGCTCCCGGGCAGCAGGTAGAGCATAACTAGCGTCAACCAAGTCTTTAGATAACCTCTTGCCGTATTTAGCCGCAGCGCTAACCAAGCCCGGGTAATTCTTCAGGTACTCGACCTCAAGGCGCCGGTATTCCTCAAAGTGATTCTGATAACCCTTCATAAGTAAGGCGAGCAGGAGATTTGGGTCTATTTGATAGTCATGCCGCGGGGCAACTTTTAGGGACCGCCAGCTTTTCTCGCCGCGAACTGTCAGTCCGCAACCTTCCGGGAGTTCTCCTTTATCAATCAACTTAGCCGGCGTAGCAAAGTAGAAGTGATGACAGAACGGCAGATAGCTGAGATATTTACCCCGCGCGACATCGCCCTGGAAGTCCCTTCTCGAGACCTTTACCTCGTAGATTTTGTTGACTGCGTTGTAACTTTTGGAGATAGCCAGAACATCGGCAACCGGTACATGGTCCTGCTGGACCGAACCCAGTGGTTGATTTGTCCAGACCATATACCCGGCTCCCTGAAGCGTTCTCGCCAGGTCTTCTCCTAAATCACGACCGTTGTATTCCATTCACACCGCTAACCTTACTTAAATGTCGGCGCAGGCACATACTCTTTCAGCTCTGCCGACAAAGGCTGATAAAGCGGATGCACCGGCTGGCCACTCTTATTAACAGCGAAACAATACACCGGCTTGCCCAGAATATCTAACACTGCTTTATCGCGGCCTGCCGAGTTGCCATGATTTCCCCAACCTACCACAATAATACCGGCCACACGCTTCAATTCAGCCAGATACCGGTCATTCTGCTCCCCTACCGCGCTATTCCCATAAACCAGCTGCTCCGGGTACGGCGACACTACCGCGAACAGATTGCCGACATACAGACCACCATAACGCCACGCTTTTGAATAGGTCACCATCTTCAGAACGGTCTTATCATCACAACGGTACTCATCAGCCCGGGACGGATTCAGCCCCACGAATATCACCGCCGGCTTCTCCCTATCCCATATCCGCCAGAGAGCATACCGGTAGACCCTATCCGGCGAGAATATCGCGCCTGATATACCCTCACCAACGTACGAGCTCAACGTTGCTCTCCTATCGTCACTATCAGCTTCGATTGACAGCCGCGAATCGTCTTCGAAACGCCGCACTCAACCGAGTAATACTTATCATTGATGCCCAGAGCATTCTCAATCGCATCCGCTATCGGCTTAATTAAATTATGCACATCCGGCACTTTCTTGGTCCGGAACTCTCCATCAATCTTTATCCTCAGCGGTATCTTGAAGACAATACCAGTGCTGTTCTGATACACCCTGACCATCCAAGCCAGTTGCTCCATCCACCTCTTGACCGAATCCCTGAGCACAGTTTGGCCTGTGAATCTGTTCCGGGTCAGCCGCCGGTTGGACGACAGCTCAGGCAGATACTCCATCTCAACCACTATCTGCGGCCCGCCCTGCCCCTTAACCCTGACCGAACAGTTCATCGCCGACTCCAATCTCAGCGCCATCTTGGGTCCTTATGGTGACTTCGCATGACCTGATATTCTATCATGTCTCTGAGATAGCTAGATACCGTTTGATACTTACCCGGCACCGCTACACGCCTCTTCAGTATCTCCACTACCTCATTCCGTAACCTAATCGGCACTATCTGCGTTGTAGCACTCCGTCCTGACATTTCTCCCTTCTCCTGTATGATTTTATTCTCTCGGCCATTGCCCTTCTCTCAGGCTCGCATAAGGCTCTAGGTGTATACACCTGCACGCTCACCACCTTACACCTCTAACCTCATCACTGATTGGCTACATCTCTTGGCTGCTATCTCGCAGTACTTCTCCTCTATCCTTTCAAGCAGTCGGAGGATTATTTACTATCTCCATCAGGTACTTGCCGATGCTAAATTTAATCTCCCTCAAAGATTCCATTGGGTAATAATTGAGCAAAGACCAGCAATCCTTCCAAGGCTCGTTTTGCGTTGCCCTCTGTAGGTTTCCAGTAATCATCATCAATATCATCGCCAAGTTGAGCGATGGCACTCTCCAAAATAGGAATTGCTTGTTTGCCCGTTAAACCATATAATATTCGGATGCCTTTCTCACCCATAGTCCTATAAAAATGAGTAGCATAATTCCAAGTTATACTTAGCCATGCCTCAGTGGTTCCTCCCATTGCATAAGTCCCACCCTTAATTTGATGAGGTTCTTCAAAGCATAAAACCTCTTTCGTGTCAGGGTGTATAACCGAAATATCGTAGCTCATTTCCTTCTCCTTTCAAGCAGTCGGCGCAGTAGATTACTATATCGGCCTGCTCATCCCGATAGTAAGGCTTGGGTAACTTGGCTATAACCTCTTCGAAGGTCATTGGTCAATGCCTCTCTAGCCGGTGCTCCGGCGAATCGAGAACAACCACACGGCACCAGCTCTCCCTTTGTAACCTACTGCCAATCCTGTGCTCATCATCGCCGGCCAGCTGGCCCAACGGCTTATTGCTGGTCACCACCAGCGGCAACCCTTGGTTGCCGCGGTAATGAATTATCGTCTGCAGTTGCTCGATGCCCCAGCTAGTCGTCCTCTCAACGCCCAGGTCATCCAACACCAGCAACGGAACATTGCACAGCATCTGGAACCTCTGCCGGTAAGACTGGTCACCGAGCAGCTCAAACCCATCTCGGAGTTCATTGAGCAACAACGGAACAAAGCTGTACCGGGCCGCCTTATCCCGGCTCAACCACCGGCGGCAGATGGCCACTGCAAGGTGCGTCTTCCCTCGGTCGACGCCACCAAGCAGCGTCAGCCACTTCACCTCTCCAGTTTCATCTGCCAGCTGCAACGCTGCCGCCTTAGCATCAGCCAGGCTCTTATTCGCAGCGGTCTTAAAGCTCTCGAACGTCATGTGCTCAGTGTTCGCCGGTAACTGACAGTATCTCAGATAGTGACCAGACCGGGCCGCCGCCAACTGGCCGGCCATGCACTGGCACGGCACAGTACTCCCATAATCAACCCGCCCATCAACAACCGGGTACACTCTGCCAATGTCACGACAGACCTGACAGCGATACTGCCTAGCTGAGTGGTCTGCCGACACTTGCTCTGAGTTCTTCGGCTGTGGTCTGACCCTGGCCAGTATATCTCCTATCGGGTCCATTCCGGCCTCCCTTGTCACTCATTCGCTCCCAATTCAAAATAGTGGCATAATGACTTTTATACTTGTCACCTTTACTCCGAATGTAAAGACTTAAATTCTCAATACGCTCGGCAGCATCAGCTTCACCGAACTTCTCAATCAGTTTCTGATGCTCCTCCTTGGTCAGCCGCACACTACCAGCATAAGCATCTTTCTTCTCCCGATAAGGCTTCTGCCGCTGATATTCGGATTGGTATGCAGCCCAATTCGTAATTACTATGATACCGCCATCCTCTTCCTGAATACGCCCCTCTTCTTTGCACTTACGCAATGTCTTTTCCAGCAACTCCAAACTGATATTCAACCGGTTCGCTATAAAACTATGCGGATAAGGACGCTCATCCTTATCCGCAATCGTGCCCGGGAGCGCACATACAGCTGAGAAATTCAACAGGTCATACCAGACTCCTCTTTCATCCGCCTCCAGCTGGTATCTGATACTCCCATCTAAACAGTCCATTGGATAGAGCTTAATCCATAGACGGCGACTCTTGACCCGCGGCTCAGCCATTATCACTCCTTTCTACACATCCCTCCCCTACAACCCCTCCCATAGATTTAGAAAAAGATAGAGATATAGAAGTAGAAGGCATACAACAAAAAGTTACTGTCTTAGTTACTGCTTTAAGATACCTAGCTGATATTCTAACTGTCTGATTTTAGATTTCAATGCTTGCTCGACCAAGCGGCCATGATGGTCACCCCTTGGCATAGCTAGAAGATTTTCCAGCCTATTATCGCCCTTCAATCCATTGAGGTGATGCACTATCCAATTTTTAGGCAACTTTTTTCCATGCGCTTGTTCCCACATATAATGGTGATATGGCATTGTTTTCCCATCTACCATAACAGAGCGATATTTACTGACATCATGCGGTTTACGCTCACGACAGATACGGCAGAGCATAGCCGAGCCATACGGATTGATAACCTCCCCACATTCTTGGCAATATCTTGGTTGGCTTCTGCGCTTGTGGAAACAACTGCGGCATAGACCACTTAGGCTGTATATTTCAATGACCTGGCCACATTTACTGCAAGGCTGACCTTGATAATTCACGGCATTGCCTCAAATTTGATAGCTTCATTGAATTTTAACATTTAGCGTGTAACCTGTCAAGACCGACACAGTAACTATCTGTGTAACTGTTTCCATTAAAGTCCCTATTCCTGTGTAATGCCAGTCGGGCCCTCAAGCCTGATGCTCAGGGGCCGGCCAGCGGCAGAGACAGACAAGATATTACCATCTTCCAGGGTAAGAGTCAAGACCCGACCGCGGAGCTGGAAATCAGTCACCACCTTGCCCTCAACGGCCTGTCCAATCGGATGGTCTACATAGCCGCTTCCGCACGTATGCCAAGTACCATCAGGATTAAACATGCGCAGGCTGTCATTCTCCAGCTTTAGAACAATGGCAACGCTGCACTGCGGGCACTTCTCCTGATTATCTATCTTCACTGGCTGTCGGTAACTACTCACATCCTCCTCCTTTCGCCACTATCTGGCCGGCAAATACCTATCCAAACCGCGACCGGTACGGAGCGCCTGCCTAAAATCCTCACCAGGCACCAAATCAGCAGCATCTGCATTCCACGAACTGGCGCTTTTATGACAGCGCAAGCACACGTCCATGCCATTTCTTTCATCGTTAATAAGTTCACGCATCACTCCTTTCCGGCCACCCATCCCCTTAGCAACTATATGATGCTTATGAACTGCCGGCGCCATACAGCGGTAGCCATCCGGCATCTTCCTCTCGCAAAGGCCGCTGGACCTGACCCGTATTCGCCATCTTACATCTGGCGAGAACGTCACTATGCCCATCTTCCGGAGGGCGGAGCAGACAGGCGGGCATCTTGGCTAATCTTGGCTCGGATTTCTTCAAGAGTCAGATGCCCAGGCTTCTCCCACTGAGAGCACACCTTATACTCCCTATCTAGCCCTTTGCCCTTGAACATGACTGTAGCACCGCCACACTCCAGACATTTCTCAATCGTTTCAGTTGTCACGGTCGATTGGCTTTGCGAGCATCAAAAGTATCGCCACAGCGCGGGCATATCACCAGCATTTCAGTTTCACTACCGCCGCCCACATTATGGCCCAGCTCAGCGCGCAAGTCCAGGTCACTCAGAACCCGGGCCGCTTCAATGACCGCCTCGGTCAGCTCACCTTTCCGGGCCAGAGGCAGCAGCCTGGTCAGCTTGGCCACCCCTATCTCGGCCAAGAGCTTCTCATCCAGCTTCATGTTCAGCACCAGGTACTCATAGATATTGGACAGCCGTGTCGCCCAGCTATACGAATTGGTCATCGGCAACTTCAGGTCCACAATATATTCCTTATACGATTCATAATGCAGAACCGTCCACTCGCCCTTCTTCTGGGCATTGAACAGCAGCTGGCCCATCCTCAAGAACATGACCTCAGCCTCGATAGCCAGCGCCTCTATCTGCTGCTTGTGCTCATAGGCCGTTTTCTCGGCCTCTGAAGGCACCCCGACCACCTCCTGCACGGTTGTCTGACTAACCTCTACCTCAGTGCCCTCTAGGTGCTGTCCTGCAGCAGGCGGCGACCCCTCCGTGGATTTCTTCTTCCCCTTCGTCTTCTTGGCAGCAGCCGCCGGAATATCCGGCAATATCTCAACAAAGGCAGTAACATCTTCTCCCCAACCCTGAGCCTTAAAAGCTGCAGGCAGATTAGGGGCCTCCACCTCTACCACCTCACCTGTTGTTTGATTGGTCATCTTGTACCTCATGGCTCCTCCTTTATTCCCCCGAAAGGGAAGGTGGGGGCTGGCTCTCTTACACTCAGTCATTTTTTTACTCTACCTTGCACATATGAGCAGCACCCCCACCCTAGCCTTACCGCCTACTTTTCCCCGGCTGCTGTTTCCAGCAGCTGCAGATATGCTTTCTCGAAGGTGCCGCACTTCTCCAGCAGCTCCTCCATTGACTTGACATCAAACTTCTTTTCAACATCGCTGCGGTTTAGTCCCTTCTCTTTGGCGCACGCCGTCAGAAACTCGCCGGCATTCTTAAAGCTCGCGGCCTGTGGCGCCTCTGACCCCGGGAATAGCTCTTCCTTTATTGGTGCATCGGCGGCAACCTTCGGCTCTGCTTTCTTGGCTGTGCTGGCCTTAACAACTGGCGCAACCTGGAGCCGAGACCGGGCATAATCAAACACCGCCTCCCTCAAATCATCCGGTACTTGCCTTCCCTGCGCCATCAACTCAATCATCCCTTTGAAGGCTACTTGGCTCTCAATGCTCCGGCGCTCTGCCCCGAACTGCTCCGGCGTCTTGGCGTGAGCGCCATTGCCCTGAGCCAAACTCAGGGCCTGAGCTTTCCCCTCCTCCAGCACTTTCCATTCAACGATATTGATATACTTCCCTTCGACCTTTATCTCGATACCAAGACGGCTGCCCGGCGTGACCTGCTTAATCTTGGTATCGAACGTGGTGAACTCGCCGCCCTTCTCATCGACAACAGCATAGAACTGCTGCTTGCCCTTACCCAGGGGCCCTCTGACTTCCTTTACAGTAATCTCCTGCATTTCCTTTCAGCTCCTTTTTAATGATTTCCCTCTGTTCTCTTTTTTGTTGTGCCCGCAGATACTCCGGACGGACCGGATACTGCAGGCTGTCCAGCGTTATCACTTGAGCTACTCGGCCTGTTCCATGACAGATTGGACAACCACGACCTTTACACTTGGAACAGAACGACCACTGCTTGACATCCACGCATCCATTCCCCTCCTTTCAGCTCCTTTCTTTAGTTTCCGATAATGATATTATACCACTCATGCAACAGAAATCAAGTGCGGCAACCGAGCCATCATTGTAGCGCTACAAGCTCTACGACCCGATAAATAATATGGACGTTGTGGCACGTCGCCATTCTGCACAAATAGAGTTACGAAGCTGGCTCAGTGCTATCGCGTGACGGAGCTGCTTCGTGCTTCGCCCTCTCATATAATGGGCATCGCCCGAAAGGGCAAGCTTTCTCAACGCTCTTAGTCAAAATACCAATGCGAAACCACATGACGCCTGTAGCCGTGGCCTGACCTACTACTAATACGAATACTGCCCAAAGTAAAACAGAGTCCATTATAGGCTCCTTTCTTTATTCGGGCTTCGCCCGCCTGAAATAGTGTTGGAACACTAACGTCGTCAGCGTACCGAATATGCCAGTCATAACACCGGCGCCGGATGCGCTCAATATATCAGTTACTTTGAGTAGAGTGATAGCGCGTTCCGTAGCATAGACGGCAAACGCTGACCAACCCAGGGTTACAAGAAGCATTATCACCGCCAGCACGAACTTGTTGCGCTCTACCATCAAGACCATCTTCTGCTTGAACTGTGTATCATCCATCGCTACCTCCGAGCAATCACTTTAGCCGATTACAGGCGCGCCGAATGGCAATACCCATTGCTACGCATCCACATAAAGCGCTGACCAAGAACACAACGGCAAAAGCTAAGTCAGCATTCATCTAAGCACTAAGCCTTACGAAAATTGCTGGTATAGGAGCAGCAACTATCATTGTTGGGCTACTAGGAAACGTACTGGGCAATGCCCCGTAAGTTTGACTAACGTAAAGCCCAGCGTTTTGAGCTGTTCCCAAAGCACTGGAATGGCCCAGCATATTGATAACCCCTGCAACTGGGATGCAATATATAGAGTGTATGACGTCGCAGACAAGTACCAACCAATAGAGAATATCTCCAGGCAACGCCTGACTTATAGTAAGGGCCTTGGCTCCGGTAGTGCTAGCATCATAAACCCCAGCATCCAACACAAGAGAGCCGGGATAGACGAAGGACGCCCCTATACCAAGGTCAGCATAAACGCCCAAGCGTCCGTGGGCGCTGGTTCCCAGAGTAGACACGTATACGCCTATTCTATCAAGAGTCATTCCCTTCGGACAAGGGAAAGGCATGGCGTAAAGTCTGTTGATGGTTAACGCCGAACCGGCCAGAGCAGCTCCGACCTTCGGAGAAGTATGCCACGCCTCATATTTGGTAGTGCCGTAATGCCTGAAATAGGATATATCAAAATCGGCCTGCGGAACTTGCCAACTTTGGTCGTCTCTCAAGAACTTCGCTCCTGTAGGCGTTCCCGAACCTAACTGAGATGCAGGCACCAACACACCTGCATCGAGAGATGGATAACCACTAGCGGCACCTTTGTTAGCAGTCTTCTCCAAATTGGTGGCAGAAGCATGCGGGCTGATTAAACCGTCATGAGTATCAACTTTCGTTTGCGCTCCTGATGGAGTTTCTTTAGCTGCCAAGTCTGTTACTAGATTAGCAACATCAGATTCAGCGTGGGGATGGCCTGGCGCAGAATAGTCTGTACCCGATACAGCCTGAGCAATCTTAGTAGAGGCTCCCTTCAACAAGCCAGTAATATTCGTATCAGTATTGGTTGTTACCTGATTAGGGCCAGGGTCTCCTTGAATTCCCTGTATGCCTTGCTGCCCTTGCGGACCAGCATCGCCCGTATCGCCCTTAGCACCTTGAGTACCAGTATCACCCTTCGCACCGGACTCGCCTTGTATTCCTTGTTGGCCTTGAGGGCCGGTATCGCCAAGGTCTCCTTTATCCCCTTTATCACCTTCAGCGCCGACCTCTCCTTGGACTCCCTGAATGCCCTGCTCACCCTGCGGTCCTTGATAACCCTGCGGACCCTGAGGACCTGTATCACCAGTGTCGCCTTTGTCGCCCTTCTCTCCAGGGATACCAGACGAATATGGTAAACTGCTCCAGTGAGTTGAGCCGTCGCCAACTTTGAACTTCCCGGTGTCCATTTCGTATCCAGGTTCGCCAACGGCTAGAATGGGATTAATTGAAGTCCACAGAGACGCTGTACCTCGTCTATATTGAATTTTAACGGGCATTACGGACCTCCTGCGTCTATGTTGTCTATACCACCATAATCAGAATCTGGAGCTCCGCCGTCAAAGTCGCCAACAGCTCCGCCCGGCGGCTCTTGCCATGTGTTATCGTCTCTCAGGAACTTAACACCCGTAGGCATTCCATCTCCCAACTCTTGCGCCGGCAACTTTCCACTGTCGTCGAGCATTGCCGGCAATGTCTGTTTCGCGCCATCGGGCTTTGCAACGATTCCAGCCATATCAAGCCACCTCCACGAATAGTCTAGGTGTCAAGGTGCCGGTGACCTTGATTCCCGCGTTTGAAGGGATGCTAATATCCTCGAGCCATTCTTCGTAAGCCTGTCCGGGGCTGGTCTTCGAGATGTCCTTCGAACTCCTGATGCCGAACTTGGTTATCCCGCCCTTGACTATGGCCGCAACACCCGCAGGAGTTAAGGGGACAACAAGCCAACCATTGATTATACTGGGAGGCGATACCGTTACGTGGCCGTAATCGGTCGTATTGCCCCTCAGTGCCAGGTAATCGCCCTCCACTAGCGGAACATGGACACCTGTAGCAGGCACAAGTGTCAAATCCCATTCGTTGCCTTCTCCGATGAAGCCATCAACGCCGTAGATATTAAAGGCTAGTTGGGCGCTCAAGACGGTATCCTCCACTAAAATGCTACTAGTGTTAATCTCGATGTATCCGCGAGCTATCGACCAGAGCCAGTTCATGCTTATCATGACGCTGGCCTGACCTACCGAAAGAGGGTCTTGGTCAGTGTAAGGAGCTGGGTCACTGGTAGTGGCGTCATGAGCGTCATCATAGGTGTCGTCTAATCCCGTCCTCCTTATGAGATAACCCGTATGAGGAATCACGGAGCAAATTCGATATTGGTTCACCTTCCAGAGTTGCCATTTCGTCATCCAGAGGTTCCGAGGGTCATCGATAATACTCCAGTTATGTTCGATACCCTCGATATGATATTCTTGGTCTAACATGGCCGGATTTCGCTCGCTGTTAAGTATGAGCTCAATTCTCGTTGAGAGTTCAAATCCGAAGGCTTTAGGATAAAGGTCATCAGGGCTAGCGGCAGGCTTTATATTCAGCCAATTGCATCTGAGAAAAGAATCTGCGAACCGTAAAACGATTTGCAGAGCTTGGTCGAAAGCGTCCGCTTGGCTGTAAATCAAAGAGTCTTTCTTCGTAAGTATCCGTTCACCCTGATAGTATATAGCGTCAAGGTCTAGGATTGTTATCTCGGCAAAACCAGTACCGCTGATAGACGCGCCGTTGTAGATGAACGTGTCATCATCAACGAGTTCAGGCTCGACATATTTGCTATCAGTATCGTCATCCGTGAATACGGCCTGCACTTCATCGTACGGATAACTTTGCCGAGCTAAGCTGTCTTGATAAACGATTTTGCCGTTACCAGCTTGGAACAGAATTCCGTTTTCGGCTTCGGCTACCTTTTGGATATGCTCTAACGCGTTCGTGCCACCAGTTGGAGGTATATGTTCAATGACCATTACCTGGCCAACGCCAAGAGTGAAGTCGCGCAAATTGATAGGCCAACCTAAGTCGTCCAAAACAGCCCGGATTCTGTCACCGCTGAGTTGCGCCACAAATTTGTTAACGTAAGCGCCAGCGCTGACATGATAAGTATTGACCAAGTTATTCTGCATCGTGAGTGTATCGCCACTAATTGAGTCCACAGTATTGTACTCGCTATGTGCAGTATCGCCGATTTTGACCTCTTGGCTTGCATAAAACGTGGAGGCTCCTTCTACGACAACATCCTTCTGAGTAGTAGCTGCATCACTGAGAAGACTTCTTACGCGAAGGCTATAACGAGAGAAGGTTTTGAAGATGTCGACTGCTGCAATTTCCACGTACGGACTAAATCCACCGACGTCAAGCCAGCGATGCGGAACGCTTTCCACCACGCCATACCATAGAGGATAGTAAGTGCCGTCCCAGTATCCTTGGAGACGAATCAAAGTTAACGGTTTGACATCAGGCGAGTAATCACCGCCCGTGTTGTTACGCCACCAGTTACCGTGTGAATTGTTCAAGACGAAGGAGGCTGTTCCCGCCTCAATCCTATCTAACTCATGCATTCTACCGCGCTTCGTATTTAGCCTTAACAGGTCGCCGCTAACATCTGTCCAGTCCGGAGATTCAGTGAAGATTGATTGCCCGAAGGCCAGTTCTAATACGAGCGCGTAATCTGTAGGCTCGCCTGTCGTGAATGTCATGTCATCGCCGTAATCTACGTCCATCGAGTTCTGGGCTATTGCGCGGTAGTGATATGTCGTGTTGAACTTCAGACCTGTTAAGACTTCCTGGAAATTGCCCTCACTAGAATCAGGCCAATTTTCGGTCACAGGGAGCCATGGAGTGGTTCTACCATAGGCAACCGTTTCGCCATACTCGAACCGACGCGTGCATTCTAGTCCGCCGTCGATGGCAAGTCTTCCTCGGATAGTCGCACCGAAAGTACCGACGTTGATAGCGCTTCTGGTAACCACTGTTGGAGGAGACTCGTAATCCAGCTCAAGTATTGTCTGACGGTCGCTGTCGTTGCTTGCCCACGGATGAATGGACGCCCCTTCCGGTGGGCTAGGCTCGACTCCGGTAGCGTCAAAGTTCGCTACGCGGAGCGACAGATTACCGTAAGTGGGTATCGGATTGAGATAAGCAATGCCGGAAGCGTTGAGCTCGAACACAACATACAAAGCAGGGTCAAACGGCCCGCCGCCATATCCGCTCACTGCTATATCATCGTACTCAATGTCATCTGAAAACTTTGTGCCGCCAACATTGGCATAATCAGCAGCAGCTATTATACCGGGCGTAGCGGGCGTAAGAGAATATACGTTAAATGTTGGAGTGTCATCGCCTGTCTCCTTACCCGCTATCATTACCTTTAACCTTCCGCTTATTATAACGGCGTCAGGATGGAGTCCCGTTCCGTAGTGAGTTGCTCTCTTTACTCCCTTAACGAGCAAGAATCTCGATAGGATAACCCATTCAGGTTCAAAATAGATTTGCACCGCTGGAAACCCAGGGAATACCAACATACCAGTTCCGGCTCCAATCCGGATGTTGTTCCAGGTCTCACCCGGTGGGTCGACAGCTCTATGGACTTGACCAGTAGCATAGCTTATAAAGAGACAGTGGTCAGTCCAGTCTTCTCTGGTAGTCCGCACTACTTCACCCCACTCGTATTGTAATTCCGTTGCTGTGTCAAAACGACCTGGCGCCGTACTGACTCCGCTAAATCTTTCTCTTTTATCACTGAGCCCTGAACGGTTACGTGGACGTTAGTTTGGCTAGCGCCCTTTTGGCTCCGCTCGTACATAGTCGCTCCAACCACAGCTCCAGCCACAGCCACCCCTACACCCAGCGTGACCCACCCGGCAGGGCCAGCAAGGGCTTGAGTTATCATCTGCATGATTTGTAGCTTCTTCAAGGCATCAACCATTTTCGCGATGGCCGAAATGAACTGGATGGACGAGCCCACGGCCGCGGCAATTCCGCCAACCATCATAAACATGTGCCCGACTGATTGAGCCAACGGGCTGTTCGACTTCTCCAAGGCGATGCCCAGACCCAGCAATGTGGCCCCCAGGTAGGTAACGCCCATGGCCAATTCTCGAATGGCCATTCGATTAGTCGACAGCGTGGCGCCAAAGCTCTTCATTTTGGGCGTTGCTTGGTCTTCCATTGTGAGCAGGATACCTAACGTCGCTTCGTTCATAATCTCAACTCGCCTCCGTTGTCGATAACGTTCTTAACGCCAACGAAAAGCAAATAATTCTCGATGCGACTGTCGGGTTGCCCATCCAACACTTCTGGGCTCCAACCCGTAGCGTAAAGCAACATGCTGTCTTGCATCTCCAAAGGCAGGGACTCTCCTTTCAGGATAGCCCTGAAGGTTCGCTCCGCTAACTCCCTCCTGGCTTCCCGAGAAAAGGGGCTGGCTTATACAGCTCATTCAACTCCTTCTTCAAAGCCTCATACTTGCTAGAGGGCATATTGTTGCTCGTGATGGTTTCGGAGGTTACTGCACCGAATGACCATTCCGTCACCTGATTGAGAACGAATATTTCGGCAACCTCGTCTTCGTCGACAGAAGCCATGTCAATCTCATAATCGTTAAGTAGCGCTGCTCTTCCGGCCTGAACGTCTGACAGCAGCACCGCCTTACCCATTGGCTTCATGAATCGGCGATAATACTGCTGAACTTGGCGACTTGTTCGATGCAACAGCTCCTTAATTGCCACAGCATAATCGCCATCACCAAGCTCAATTCTCTTAGTTTCCAGCATACCAGCCTCCCTTAAGACGCCGTGCCAAAGCCAACGCCGTTGTCGACATCGAACTCGGCTCGGATTCTTACAGCGTTCCCAACGCGGCCCATGAAACGGAAGACGGGGCAACGGCAATCCCCATATAACTTTGTATTGCCTGATGTGGCTCCAGCAGGATAATACTCAAAGGCTACCTTCGTCTTTGCGGCATGTACCGCGCCGACGACTGTCTGAGTGCCTTTGGTAGTTAACTGATTCCAGATGAAGTCGATGGTAAACTTGCTGTCATCAATTGACGGGTTGTATCGCAAGCCGCTGGAACCATACGTCGTAATGTCCACGTCACGCCATGACGAAGGAAACTCAACGCCCGCATCCGCAATGTCTTCGGAAATGTCTTGAGGACTCGTGGGCGAGCCAACAGTACCTAACTTGAAGATGCTTACCTTGGAATCAAAGGCCAAACTCGTTACATCTGCTGCCATGTCAAACCTCCTAGTAAACTACTATGTCAAACCGGACTCCTATGTATTGGTCAAGGACAGTCTGAGCGTAATCCCGCCACCCTATCACCCGGGCATAGTTGGCCTGCCCAGCGTAATTCGCCTTCTCAATCGCGTCCCTCAATTGCGCCGACTCGAGGTAGGCGTCCAGCGTGTCCTGCGCCTCCTCGAGAGACAGGCCAGCTGGTAAAACGATGGTCAATTCGTACCGATTGCGGGTGCTAGACCTGGGCAGATTCATGTCCCAATCGCCTGAAACTGGTCTCAGTATAGCCAACGGCGGCTGTATTACATCTGGAACAGTCGCGTGGCATTCCAAACCAGTAACCGCCTTCACTGCCGCGGCTATAACAGAACGAACTCCTGATACTGTCATAATCGTTGGCGCAGGAGACTGTCTCCTTCAGGTGACAGAGGAATGCGCCCCTCCTCTATTAAATACTTGATTTGCAGAACTATATAGTCTACAATATAGGTGTGAAGCAAACCCTGATGATTAAACTCTCCCCTAGCCAGGAGCAACATCAAGCTCTGCTTGAGACTATGGAACGATTTAACGAAGCCTGTAACTACGCTTCGGGTAAGGCTTTTGAGACCTGTACCTATGGGCAGTATTACCTTCACCATATGGTTTACGGCTATCTTCGCGAGCATTATAAACTCTCGGCGCAGATGGCGGTAAGAGCGATTGCCCAAGTCTCGGAGAGCTATAAAGCCGATAGGAAATATCAACACTCTTTCAAGCCACACTCGGCAATGGTCTATGACCAGCGCATCCTTTCGTGGAAGGGATTGGACAAGGTTTCTATCCTGACTTTGGCTGGCAGACAGATTATTCCCACACGTATCGGTGATTATCAAGAGGCTCGGCTTGACCGTAAGGTTAGACAGTCCGATTTGATTCTCCGTGATAGTATCTTCTATCTGGCTGTTGTGGTAGATGCTCCTGAACCGACTCCCGATGACCCAAACGGATATTTGGGGGTTGACCTCGGTATTGTGAATATTGCCGTTGATTCCGATGGCAAAACGTATTCTGGCAATCAGGTTAACGGTCTCAGAAAGCGTCAAGCCAAGCTGAGAGGTAAACTTCAAGCCAAAGGAACGAAGGCAACCAAGCGACTTCTCGTAAAGCGTTCTCGTAAAGAAAGACGCTTTGCTACCAATATCAATCACACTATCGCCAAGAGCATTGTTGCAAAGGCTAAAGGCACTGGCAGGGGTATCGCTCTGGAAGATTTGAGAGGTATCCGTGACAGAATCACGGTTCGGCACAGCCAGAGGAGACAACATCACTCTTGGGCATTCAGACAGTTGCGCAACTTTATCGAATACAAAGCAATATTGGCGGGAGTCGTAGTCAAACTCGTTGACCCTCGGAATACTTCCCGTACCTGCCCTGTCTGCGGTTGTATTGATAAACGTAATCGTCCTTCTCAAGCTATCTTCTCCTGCGTATTTTGCGGTTTCTCCTCACCCGCTGATACCGTCGCTGCGGGAAATATTTCCCGTAGGGTTGCTGTAAACCAGCCGTACTTCTCGTCCTCCCTCGTCGGGGTTGGGTAGGGAAAAGCTGTCTGCTTTAGCTGACAGTGGTTTACGTCATCCAATCCCTTTCAATGTCTTTGGCGAACTGGCCAAACACGCCCTCCATTTCACCAGACGACTTGACTTGGTCTAGAGCCGGAGCCAAGAAAGGATAAGCTGGCGCAGTAGGATTGACCAATCTCACACCTAGTCCTCGAGACACCTCGTATCGCCCCTTAAGCCCCCCTGTCGCAATTCGTCTCATCGCGTAAATAGGCACAAATCTGCCTACCTGTTGTCTATGCCCAAACTCAACGTGCGGCGCATATGCCACGTTAGTTCCTACAACAGCTTCTTTCACTGGAGGTCCTGGCCCTAACAGGATACTAATACTAGCTCGCAATCGCCCAGTTTGAACCATCGGACCAGGACGGCACGTCGCATTCACCTTAGCTTGCCTTTCAACTAGCAAACCGACGCGCGACAGCAAGTCACCGCTCGAGAGTCGCGTAGCAATGATTTCGAGATTACGCTGTATCTTTTCAACATCAGGGACTGAAAGCTCGACTCTAATATCCGGCATTACATGCTCCTCCACATCCGGTACCGTCTGTAACGGCTAATCTCCCGATGATAGCTTGGGTCAAGGTCTTTGAACACTTCCACTGTGCCAAGAATGACGTTCTCGATTCGATTCGCATAGGCCGATTGACGACGCCTCCATTCTCTGGCTGCTTGAATCAACGTGGCATGCGAGATAGCTTCCGGAAAGCGGTATACGTATATGGCAGTGTCCTTCACGTGCGAGGCTGCTGTAGTCCCATTCACACCCCGGCTGACTGTAGCCGTTTTAGTTCCAGTATCAAAAGCTGAAACGAACATCTGCTCGGATTCAACACGGAGTGTCATACCAATAGCAATCAGAGATGCTGACGTTAACTTGAGCGTCGTCTGGGAGATTGTCATTGGGTTATCATCGACTTTGTCCCCAGAATTCTCGTACGGGCTACCTGGATAGTCGTTACCATAGCCAAAAACGCCCGTTATCCTGACTGCTTTTCGGATACTCTCACCCCATACCGGGTAACTGCCGCTCGGATTGGCCTCTAGACAAATATACGGCAGTTTATTGACTGTTAATTCGTCGTCCAGAAGCATCGCGTCTGGCGGTGTCTTAGTCAGGTCAAGAGTTACGTAAGTTCCGCTACCATCAAGGTCAACTGCTATGGCTGAATAACTTTGCAGGTCGTCAATGGGAAGGTGAAGAGTAGACATGTTCTTACCTGTCGCAAAGTAACGCGTTCCTTCCCACGAGTAGAAATGACGAGCCGTGTCCCGGTCTACATCACGGCTCGCCTCCGTAACCATTCGAAGATAGTCGGCCTCGTAGCTACTACCACTTTTCAGTTCGAAGAAGCTCTTGAATTCGGTTATATCTGCGTAGCAGTTCATGTTTTCGCTTCAACCTTCGTCTCCACGAACTTCTCGTAGAGACTATAGTGTTCCATTGTAAGCACTTCATCTCTGTCGAGCTGCCTAAACACGTTGGCTATCTTTTTCTTCAAACCAGGACTAATCTCCACATCTTTTTCTTGAGGCAAGGGACGGCCGTCGTCGTCTTCGGTTCGCCACTCAATACGACGGCCATCCTCCGCCAAGTGTATCTTAAACGCTTCCTCTTCCTCGGGCGTGAAGAGGGACTCCACTAGTATTCGAGCCTCCCTTATATGGCCGAAATTGCCCTGAATCTGAGGCATGATGTTCCTCAGCAAGAGCCTATCGAAAACGTTCAGCATCATGGCAGTTGCCTCCTTCGTTCTAGCTCCATTCACCGAATATTGGTATCCTGCCTGGAGTGCCAGCTAAACTAACCAGCAAATAGCCAAGCGTATTGCCTAGGCTAGCCACCGCAGTAACCTTCGCGGTGTACGGCGGTTTGGAAGCCGAAGCCAAGTAGAGGAAGTTGGTAAAGCCCGTGCCGGATTGCGTAATGTTAATGGCGTTGTTTACAAGGCCAGCCATGTTCCACAGGCACAGCCCGGTCGACTCCTCTGCGTTCGAAGTCCCGCCGTTGTCGCAGAAGATTTGAACGCCTCGCCAAACGCTACCAGCGGCATGCGGCGTCTTGCTGCTATCAGCATGGTAGCCAAAGTTGCCACCGATACCCGTGCGAACCTCACTGCTATCAGTTTCGTAGAACCAGCCCTCAACGCCAATGAACGAGACTTCGGCAGTCGCTATACCAGCTCCCGCCTTCTTGGCAATAAACTGGGCGCCGTACATCACTCCTCTGGTAACGGCGACACCAGTACTGCGGACAATAGACTTCATGCCAATCACGCCATGGCCTGTATCCATGAAGTCTATATCCGCATCAATCACGGAGTGGATGCCTTCAAAGCCTCCGGACGCTCCAGTGAACACACCAGCGATTTTAATGGCTGCGGAACCGCGACCGCCAGAGTAAGTCATGAGGCTGTTTATGTATCGGCTGTTCGTTTTGAAGTTTAAGGACAGGATGTTCTTCTCGTTCAAGCCGTCCGAGGGATTGCCGGAAAGGAACAAGTCCATGCCGTAGTTATCTTCACCGAAATGGACTTTGGCACCGTTGCCCACTGCCCTTTCAGAAAAGATTAGATTCCCGCTTGCACCCTTGATTACCACCTTTTGTGAAGAACCCACGTTAGTTTCCTCCTACAACTCAACATCCCGATTGAATCGGGACATTGAGGGAGGGATGTTAAGATTTCCCTCCCTCAACATTGGGTCTAGGTCGTTGGTGCGATGTTCTGGATGACGCCACAGGCCGTCGGGAAGTAGAGCTTCTGAGCGCCAATGCAGGTTACACCGATGGGCTGCGCGCGAGCCGTCCGCGCGAATTCCTCAGCGTAGTATTCCTGCTGAAGCTCAATCTCTATGTTGTTGGGCGTCTCACTGTTTGGGTAAGGCACTCTCTCGCCAATTAACAGGATTGTGCCCGGAGCCACATGCAGGCTAGTGATTAGTGGTATCCACTGAGCCGTGAACGGGTTGTAGTATGCCGTGACGCCCGCACCTGCCTTAAACTCAGCCTGTCCGTCCATAGCTACCGTGATACGAGTGGCGTTGGTAGCTGCTGAACCGATAGCCAGAGCCTTCAGGCTTCGAGACTCCTGAGCGTTGAGCAGCATGACGGTTGGACTGATACGACCATTATTCCAGATGTTCTGGAGCGCCGTATCAATCTCCGTAACGCCGGCTGCTCCGTCACCGCTCAACTCGGCTCCATCCATACTCTTGTAGTAAGCAGTCATGGTGCCGTAAGAGGCTGCGACGAGGGCAACAATCTGCTGGAGCAGGCCCTGATAGCCATACGTGTCCCCCGACTCATCAGTGGAATTGGCAGTATGACCTGCCGTACCTGTTATCGTGGTTACAGTCGATTTATTGGTCGTGACTGTCTTCAGGTAAATCCTGGTGCCGGTATGGGTTATGCCGTAGATATTGTAGGCGAAGGCGCCTTTGACAGCCGGCCATGTTAACAAAGCGGCGGTCACACCTGCTCCGCTTGTCCAAGCGGTATTAGCCACAGCGTCGGTTTCGTCCTTTGCCTTGACTCCACCTACCGTTCCTGTCGCCGCATTGAGATAACCGTGAAGCGTCAGCGCTGACACCGAAAAGTCATAGGCCGTCAGAGCCGTCAAACTTCCAGCGTCAGGACTATCAGCTACTGTAAGACTCGACGGAGCGCCGATGTCACAGTCACAACCACCGATGATGTACCGGTCTTCCTGAATCATCAGGGACTGAAGGGTTGCCAGCATGGCGTATGCCGGGATGTCCTCAAAACGCCGGCCCATGAACCGCGCCTCGTCCGAATAGCTGTTGTACATGTTCAGCGTTACGTACTTAGCACTCTTCTCCGCGTCGTAGATTGTGATAGCCGTGTTGACTAATCCCTCAGCAACACCAGCTTTTATCTTGGCCGAGTTGATTGCCGTTACCACCTTCCAGTGGGCGTAAGTACCACCGATAGGATTCAACCATCTCGGGACTCTCCTCCGCATGGCGTCTTCAATCGGATAGAGTTTCTTTGAAGGCGCTTCCAAAGGATAGCCGAAAAGGTAGTTAGCCCCAACGGTAATATCTTTCGCCTGCTTGGTAGTCGGCAATCTAGGCCCCAGGTTCTGGATACCCGCGGCAATTATCTGCCGCGTCATATCGATAGTTTCCTGGGTGATGCCGAATAAGGTCTCGCTACCCACTTGTTTGTCCTCCTATCTTATTTTGTTCGTTACTCAGCGACCTAGTCGCTGTGGGCCTTTGTCCAGCAGCTTTCTCACTTCTACAGCCGCGAGCTTCTCGCCAACGTAAGATTTAACTGCTGGCGGTGTGGTCGGGTCGTCAAATATCTCTGTCAGACCCGTCGTGTCTTCATCTCCCTCGCCAGGCAACGGGTTAGCCGGGTTCTCGACTCGCATAGCCTTTATTGGCCGTCGAAGCGGCCCTATATCCGCCGGCGTCTCTTCTAGTGTTTTGATACGTTCTTCAAGTGGCTTTACCGCTTCTCTAACGCTCGTCTCCACTGTCTTGAGATGTTCCGCTAACATGGCCTTAAGACCGTCCATAGCTTTCGTCGCGTCCGACTCGACCTTTGCATCCGCCGATTTAACAGGCGGCGTGCCTGTGGAAGATGCTGTGTTATCCGAAGCCTGAGTTGCAGCTGGTGGCGGCTCAGGCTCCTTAGCCACGACTGTAGCGGCTGGCTTAGGAGTTTCGCCTTTGCCAACCATGTCTCCGACTGGCTTATCGGGCGCTGCCGTAGCGCCTCCGTGTTGGCCACTCTGACCGGCCGTCTCAACCGACGCCGTTGGCACATGAGTCTCCGGAGCCATACCCTGGTTCACGCCTGGATTCTCAGCAGGCTTCTGCCTTTCCTGTTCCGAAGCAGGCGTGTCAGATGCGGGTGTGTCATCTTTGTCATCGGGTTGCTCGTAATCGAACTCCTTTTGACAAAGCGGGCACGTGATTTTGATGCTTTTCATAGATTTAGTCTCCTCCTTCTTTTGAACTTCTTGAATGGACGTAAAGTCCGTAATACCTACAGCTTTCAGCCACTCTATAGCCTTGAAGGTTTCCACCATAGCTATTGGATTAGCCGGGCTAACTGTCAGAGAGGTCTCAACCCAAGGCCACCGAATGATCCGACCGTCGACAGCCTTCTCTACCAGATGCGGGACCGCACCTGTAGAGAAGAACACTTTGCCTTGCTTGATTAACTCCTTCAGTTCCTTCCAATAGGCCATACTCTTATCAAGTTGGGCCTGAAGCCATCTTCCGTTGTCAACGGTCTTGGTTGCTGTGTCACGCCCAACGACCAGAGCTTTGACTTCCGCATCAAGTCCATGATGATAGAGAATTGGTCTCGACGCAAACCACTTCTCACAGAAGTCCGTGTCCTTATCGAAGTATTCGCCTTGAAGGTCTTTGCCACCCAACGGGCCACCGAACGGAGCCGCAAGGCCCTCAATGATGCCCTGTTCTTCGTCGGCAAACTTGACGGCCATTTTCTTTGCATCTTTATACCTCATAGTTTCCTCCACTTCATGGCAAGCAGTCAGTTTCTCCAGTATACGACCCGCAACAGTTGCCGGCGCCGCCCGGGCGGCCTGCTCCTCCACGTTTGCTCGTTCGTGAGCAGCGTCATAATTCATGCCTCCGTACATGAACATGACCTCGACTATTTCATGCAGAACAATAAACGGCATTTCAGCCACGTTGGCTTGGTCGACCCAAATCTCGTTACTAGGTATCCAGTCGTACTTGTAGCCATTGCCACCCTGAGTAAAGTCAATCGCGTCCTCTCCGATAACCGAGGCGTTGGCGCGAATAGCCTGTCCATCAACAAGAAATACAGCGATTTCAGGACTGCTAAACTGAGGAACAGGAGTTTTAACAAGCCAGGGCATATCCACAGCCTTCTTGGGAGCTCGCCACTGACTGTAACAAATACCCGCTCTCTGCTCCTGGTCAGGATACTCGCGATTCATTACTTCGTTGCCCATGCAACGGCTAATGAAGCCCTGTTGCTGCTCATTCGCTCTGGGCTTAGGTATAGGCACCTTACTTCCTCCGCTTTGGCGTCTTCTTTGATTCACGCTTAACTAGCACTCCGTTCTTGTCTTCGGCCGCAGGCAAAAACGGAGCTCCCGTAACAGGCTCAAAGACAATCGGCTCTTGCTCGCAGTGGCCCTCCAAACAGTGGTGCCAGAACCACTCTAATTCCGGTTCCGGATGGAGCGTCTTCATCTCCTCCAGAGCTACCACTCGGCTCGCCTCATCGAGCCCGGTTATGTCTCGATTCGCGTACGACTGACCGTCCTTGACAACCTTGATAAGTTCCCTCATATAACCTCCTATTCGACTACTGGCAATAGAACGCAGTTATGTGATATAATATTATTGGCTAAGTAATAGCCAGAATTAGTTTCGAGATTATAGACATGACCAGAAAAGCGCCTGATAGCGATATTGACAATGCGATCCGAGACTATCTCGCTGGGGAAAGTGCTGAGGTCACCAGCCGACGGTATCATACCTCGGAGAGACGTTTGGTTGCCATTCTCAGAGAACAGGGATTTTTCCGCGACCGCACAACCAGCTATGCCCAAAGGGGTAGCAAAATTGCGGCGACCCGGCGAAGCAAACTCGGCCTTGATTCGCAGGAGATTATCAGAAGGTATGTCACGGGAGAATCGGAAATGAGTATCGCCCGCGCCTACGGAGTCGATAGGGGTGTAATTGCCAGACGGCTTATCATGGGTAACATACCAAGACGGACTATTAGCGATGCTAACAGAATCCGATTCAATAATCCTGCTCAACGAGGCATCACCACGCGCAAGGCACATCTTTCGATGGGACGCGGGGAAACCGAACTTTGTGCGATGCTTAAAGCCAAGGGCTTTAGCCCGCTGCGCCAAGTAATCGTTAACCGATACAACATCGACTTGGTCATCCCTTCCATCGCCGTGGAAGTCCATTGGCGTTCCGACTACCCGTTTTCTAAGATTGGAGACCGCAAGCGCATCAAATATCTTACTGATTTGGGTTGGCATATCATTTACGTCTGGATTGATTCTAAGCATCCTCTTACTAAGCAGGCTGCCGATAACGTAATCGCCTTCGCGCAAATCGCCGAACGCAACCCATCCGGCATTGGTCAATATCGGGTGATTAGGGGTACCGGAGAGTTTGTGACCGAAGGCTGTGGTAATCTCGATTAAATCGCCATTATACCATCGCCTGAATACACGTTTTATGTCATTCGCATACACTAATGTGTCTTCAGGATGGCACCGGCAATTCGGATGAAAGGGTGGTGTATATTGCTCCGTAATGTCATGTACTCCAGCCAAACTTTCACAGAGGTCACACTCCCTCTCGTCCATTGCCGGATAAACCTCAACTTGGTCTAACCCGGCCTCCCTGTAGCCCTCGACGGCGCCCTGGGACGACGCAGCAATAACTTCCGTACGAGCTATCCTCTGTGCCCTTACATCGCTACACTGAGCAAAAACGTCTCTCACCCTCTCGGCGATGGTGTATGTAGATTCACCAGCTCCGAAACCTTTAGTGAGTTCATCCCGAAGCATCTGCTCAGTTTCATCATCAACCTGTTTCGCCGCCCATACGAGACGAGTGGTCAACCATGTCAACGCGCCTTCAGGAATGACTGATGGTATCTGCTTAGTAGCGTGAGGAGTCGTCGGCTTCAACAAAGCGCGAGCGTCGTTAACGCCCTTTCTCAGCGCCTGCTCCATAGTCTTAAACACGGCATCGCGATAGTCTTCGCGAGCCTTATCCTTGTTGAACAAAGCGTCACTCGTCGACTGGGCAGTCTTCAACTTTTCAACCACTTCCTTGAACTGAGCCCTGAACATATCACACAACTCGTTAACCATCTTATGCTCGAAGGACTCAGCATCTCTAACGAAAGACTGCCAGTAAGCTGCCTTCTGCGCTTCATGAGCAAAGAAGGCCTTGATAAACTCAGGAGTCAACTTGGCCGTAAGCTCCGATTGGATTCGTTTGGCCAATGCCGGAGGCAGCATCTTTGGCTCAAACTCCCGTCCCGACTTTTTCCCTAATCGCTTAATCGCGAAGCGCTCCCAGTCCTTCAACTCGGCCTTTACCAACTGTTCATCCGGCAACTTATCCTGCTCAACAGCGTCTTGGGGCGTGGCTATATCCGCCTCAGGCGCAGGAGCACTACCCGTCGGCTTCGCGGGTACGGCTCGACTAATAATGTCCTCCAGAAGAATAGGTCCGGCTTGCGTCCAAACCAGGGGCTTCGAACCCATATCATTCTCGTAAGGCTCAAGTCCTTTGTTCCGGCGTACATTATCAAGTGTGATGACTCCGCTTTTAAGTAGCAAGTCATCCAGCTGCGCATCCTGCAGTTTATAATGTTGAGTCTCTGTCCAGATGAACTGGAGATTCGAAGCGCCCATCTGTCTCTGAATAATCGTATCGAACAACACCTTAAAGTGCTGTGTAATAGGTACAAGGCTCTCTTCCTTGGACGCCTCCTCCATGGTTTGAGCCTGAGCTCTGTTGACTTGAGCCACATAAGGAGTAGGCGAAACACCAAATCGGGCACACATCACTCTAGCCAACCACTCATCAAACTTGGCGTCAAAAGTTAACGGCTGGAACGTGGTAACGCCACCACCGCCCGGAACAAGATTCATTCGGCTCCTGGCCGCTAAGTTGCCAGCCAGTAAATTATCGAAGCCCATCTGCCACTCAGCTATCTGCTGAGGCGTCCAGGATTCAGGAGCCTGAATCAGCGCCGCAGGCAAGTTAGAAGACCTAAACCACTCAAGGAACTGAACTTCACGCCGGAAGGCGATGTTGACTGTCATAATAATGGACTCCACATGTGAGAAGCCATAAAGCCCCATAGACCTCAGATTGTAGGGACGATATATCACTTCGTTCTTCGTCCACCATGTCCTCGGAAAGCCTTTAACGTTCTGCTCATAAGCCGGCTCAGGAGGGTCAGGTATGCGGCCGCGGTCGTTAACGAGCATCCACATTGTGGTGCCATCTATCGTATCGAGCGATACAATCTCCTTCTTCTTGTTCCTGTTTATGTAAAGGCAAAGTGCGTCAGCTACGAAAAGGTCTTCAGCTAAGATACCCAGCCACTGGTCAAACGACGCGTCACCGTCCGGGTACTGCCAAAACTCCCGCATCTGAGCACATTCGTCAACCAAGTCTTCCTCTTCATGACCTTGAGCTGGGGCGATGTCCCACTCCAAGCCTTTAAGTTCGTCTTTGCGCTTCTCAATGATGGTTCGTAATATGCCGTAGGAGTCGGCTAGATTCCTCATCTGCATGTAAGTGATGGCTCGCTGCTCAGCAGCTCTGGGTGTGAACAGCATGTTGCGGCCGACCAGATAGTCCTCTCTCCGAATAGGCTCTAAAGCGGCTGCGGGGCGCAACGGCTCTCCAGGACCGAAGCCTACTTCAGAAGGCGTCCACGGAGCACTCTCCACGGCTTTAACACCATGGTAAGTTACGAGTGCCCGATGTTGAGCCTTCTCGTGAGCTTCCATACAGTTCTGTTCAGCTATATCAAAAGCGGAAGGCACGGCTTTACTCCTTCATTCGGCAAGTATATTCTCGGCCGGGCGACTACAAGAGGACTAGCCCTTCTTGCTGGCGGCTGTATAGCACGAAATTGCTGGCATATGTTGTTGTCCTGGTGGCGATAACCCTTATCGTCCTTGACAAGAGTTCCGTTAGCACCGCCGCAGACACGACAAGTAATATACGTCACGCGTCCTCCTTGTTCACCTGTCTTGATGTTTGAGTCATGGTTCCAATGGAGTTGGGTTCAACATACGGAGGATTCTCTTGTTCGCCGGGCTTATACGTAGACCAAATCAGATGGCCTAATAGCAAGCCCCAGAAGATAGCGACTGTAATGCCAGCCGCGAGTTGGACTCTCCCCAGCCAGTATGCGCCGTAGCTCAATCCCGCTACCAATGGCCAAGCGAAGTGAGGCTTGAAGTGAATGAAGTCCCTGAGAGTATACGTGAATGGTCTTCGGAGATACTTGTTCTCTGTAAACAAGCCGTCAACGTGATACCATATTAGGCAGTAGAACTTCCAGAGGGCTTGAGCCATCTTCTTAGGGAACATCTAAGTGTACCTCCGCTCGATAGTCTCCTTCGGTACTGTTATGGCAAAGTCGTAGAACACCCTAAGCATACCTCCATCTGGTAGTATTACGGTTATGAGTGACTTCAGTAAGGGATAAGGCACGGTTGTAAATGCGAAATTCGCCGAAGGTGCCGTTAAAACAACTGTTCGCCCCTTGAGGGCCTTTACCAATAAAGAGGTTATCGCCGGCATTGGTAGCAAAATTATAATCCCAAGTTTGAGACAGGATCACCTGACCATCCTTATAGATTTTAACATTAGGTCTATCAAATGTTACTACAACATGATGCCACTTATCTTCAACCTCGGCTGGAGTATAACTGGGAGCGAAAACTTGAAGGTTATTGCCCTGCCACGCATCACCCATCCCAAATGTGACTCCTAAAGTATAACTAGTGGGAGTGGGCAAAGCATTTGGGCGGAACAATTCAATTTGGTAGCTACGTGTAAGTACACTTGTGCCCGTCTCTGGATAACTTTTAGTCTGTCTATTAGCATAAACCCAAACCTCCATAGTTAGTTTATTGGTTATCCCCGTATTCAAACTCGCATTACTCCCGCAGTCAATATAGTCATCGCCGTCACAAGCCCTGCCCTGTAACCCCCAGGTAGCACCAGTAACCGTGCAGACATGGGCGTTGAGGTCTTTCGAAAGGAACGAGCTACCGCTCAGCTCTGGATGCCACAGGGGAACATAGAGAACAAGTCCGTCGAGAGAAAAGTTCATCCTGTTCGGAGCGTAGAGACCACTTTCAGTTCTACGCCAAAGATTTCGTTTAACGCCAGCTAATGTCTGCATCCATAACTCCTAAGTCAGGTATGTATAACGAACGCCGTCGGTGCTGACCGTGGCGTCAACGTAGACGTCGGCAAGGTCATCAACCTCCAACGTCATTGAATCGCCAGCGTATAGCAGGACACCAGTTCCTGTAGCGACTGTAGCATCTACACCAGAAGCGCCTACCGCGATAACACCAGTATTGTCTGTCTGGGCCTGAACAATAACTATCTTTGCCGGCGTTGAACTAGCGACTAGTGGCTCGTCTGTTCCTGCCGAAGATACGGTCTTCACGCCATGCTCTACTCCGGTCTTGTCATGGCCGACTCTGCCTATGATAGCGGAACCGGCCGCGAGGATAGTACCAGTCAGCAGGTCCTTGAGCCTACGCAGTAAGGTGTACGCTGTTGGAGTCGCCTGGACTTCACCGATAGCGTCCACGCCAGCAGCACTAACAAGCAGAGTCTTAACGGCATCAGCGATGTCATTGGTAACTTCATCTCCAAGAGCTGTAACAAGCCTTACCTTACCCATAACGGCGGAGCCGGCAGGGTTAGCTAACGAGTAAGTTCCGTCTCCGTTATCTATGAGCTTTATTGGCACCAAATCTGCCGTCTTAGGGTCTCTCACATACAAGACTGTATCAGCCATTGTTAACCTCCACTGGTTTTCTTTCAGCCATTATCTTGAGCGCCTGTTGCCAAGCGCCGAACGAGTCCTCGAACATGAGGTCGGCCACCCCATAGGAAAAGACATCAACTATATCGTCGTGCTTGCCCCCGGGGAAGTTGGTCAGTTCGTCTAGGAAGACGGCCAGCCAATCCGCCCTCTCGGGGAGAGAGACCCTCTTGGCCTCACACAGCCCCGTTATCATGTTAGCTCGGCTCTCTTTGGAACCCTCGGCCGTTATCTTCACCACCGGTATGCTGGAGTCCCTTGTCAAAGACTGGATAGCCGACTGCCCCGAGGCCGCGTCTTCCACCTTCACCGCCTGCGGATGGAATTGGTCGTACTTGGCCTTCATCATCCTTATCAATTCGGGATACTCTACCTGCCCGCGCCACATGTCCAGAACACACACGCCGGTCTCATATTTCCCGAGCGTGAGGCAAACTGACCAGTCGGATGTCTTCCGCGCCTTGAAGGCCGTGTCCCAGTATTGCCGAACCGTGGTGAACTGGGGCAATTCTTTATGGTACTGCCACCAGTCGATTTTGAAGATGCTGCCCTCCTGAGCGCTCGGCCTTTGCTGGTAGAGAGCCACCCAGTACCTTCCAGTCGTGCCGCCCACCGTCTCGCGCAGAACTTCCAGGTGGGGCAGGTCAAACATCTCCGGGCAGAGGGGCTCGCCCACTTTTCTCCCGAGCGGGTCGCTCTCCTCGGCCAACGCCGGCAACTTGATGTGCTCCCACTCCTCGGTCTGTTGCTCGAGGAGCCGCCCCACGAGGTCATCCTCGTGCCAGCGCGTCATGATGACGATTATCGAGCCGTCCTGGAAGAGCCGGGTTCTGGCAACCGTCAAATACCACTTCCAAAGGCTCTCCCGGTAGACTTGTGACTCGGCCTCAGCGATGTTTTTGATTGGGTCGTCTATGAGGAGAAGGTTAAGCCGACGGCCAGTTATCGGCCCGCCCACCCCGGTGGCGAACATGCTGCCCCCGGACGTCAGACTCCAGTAGTTCTTCGCAGTCGTGTCTCGGGAGAGCTCGAGACTCAATTCCTGGCTTTTATCCGCTATCGTGTCCCTGACGAGTCCGCCCCAATATGACCCGAAACTCGACTCGTAGGTGGCCAGCCCGATTCTCCTGTCCGGCCACTCGGCGAGATACCACACCGGCACCCAGTGCGAAAGCAGGAGGGACTTGCCGTGCCCGGGAGGCAGGGAGACAATCAAACGCAAAGGCCGTTCCCTAACCTGGGCTATCTTGTCTGAGATGAAATCGAGATGGCGGTACCTGCGCCATGCCCCGTCGGAGAGGCTTTCGGCACAGTCGGCTGGCGTGTAGAAGTGCTCCGATTTCGTTCCCGCCCCGAAGAGATAAGAAGCATCCAGTGTCCTCAACATAAAAATGCCCCTTCCGGCGATTCTCTCGCTGATAAGGGGCGTTTACAGCCCTGCTAGGACAGTCAAGCCGTCTTTTAATTTATTATAGCACTTTTCTTTAGGTCATCAATAGTGATGATGGCGGTGTGCTTCGACCCATGGCGCCTGTCCTTGATGATGATACGGTCGGAGGTTATCTCAGCTAAGGTCTGCTCGCCGCAACAGTCGCACTTCACGAGCCAAGTGTCCTTCTGGGAGCCGGCCACCAACATGGCATAAATATAAACCTTTGGCGGTCTGCTTGTCAATCAATTTCTAGGACTTACCTTGTTTTATTTAACCTCGGCCTGTTGGAGCTTCTTCGCTATTCGGTACCCTTTGGCCGGGTCGCCTCGGGGCTTATTGCGCCAGTACCCCAGAGCGGTCAGCTCCTCCTTGAGCACCCTGTGGAGAGGGGAGTGGATGCACATTTCCCGGATGGCTTGGCGGACACAACCAAACTGGGGGCGGAACCGGCAATGGCTACAACCTCGGTTCAGATGCCAACCACCAACTGAGCGGCGACCTTTCAGGGATGAATCAAAATTGTTTTCGCTTGGCGAACCTGCAAACAGGTGCTCCGGCCGGCAACATGGAGGATTGTCGCACCGATGGCAAACATATTTGCCTTTCGGAATTGGGCCGTAGACCAACTCGTAAACTATCCGAGGAACTGGCTGTGATTTACCGTTGAAATAGACTATGCCATAACCCTGTTTGCTTCTAGTTCCTGTCCAGCACCAACAATCGCCTGTCCTGTCAATGTGTTCCCATATTTCAAGAAGATTCATGGCCCTAGTATATCATTAGCAGTCGCCTAATTCAAACAGGGCGTACTATTTGCATTAGTTTGAGATTAAATCATCACTCCTTCGCCATGCCTAGTTCCTTGAACTTACGGTTGCGGTAGTCGTCTATCCGGAGAGCGAAAGTCCTCATGCGCTGCTCCGCATCCTTAATCAAGTTCACTTCTTTGAACAGCTCGACGAAGCCAAGAAGCATGATGTTGTACGTCACCGATATGGCCTCCAGCCGGTCGGTGGCCTCGCCCAAAGCCAGTCGTTCGAGCCTCGCCCCCTTCTCCAGAAGAGTAGCTATGTCCTGCGGCTGCATCTCGAGCTGACCTGTCTCCCTCATCTGCTGGACTAGGCCAGTCATGCCCGCCCGAGCTATCGCCTGCAGGTTCCTCGCGTCCTGCGCCTGCCTATCATTCATCGCTTCTATCTTAGCGAATTTGGCCTTCTCCCTCTCGTCTTTTAGCTTGGCGTCTACCTCCAGGATGCGGTTCTGCCAACCAAATTCCACCGAATATAATTTGAAGGTCGATAACGCCCGTTTCAGTCCGATTTTAGCGCAAAGTTCTTGTAATTTCTCAAGACTTCTTTCAGGTCCCATTTCATAATAAACAGCGAAGAAAGTATCGGCTCGTTGACGCCGTCTTTCCTTAAATAATTGCTTGCGCTCCAGCTTCATTGCTCTCACCTCCCCGTAAGAGACTGCTCTTTCAATATGCCTTGCCAATCCTGATGAACTTAAACTCCTCCGGATTCGGCCCGACCCAGTACAGGTCATCTCCAGCTATGACCATGCATCCCATGTGCCAGGCCCCACTCACCTTGTAGCCAGCGATATAGCCGTTGAAGTCAGTCATCTGGCACGACACCGGATAACCCTGCGCCAATGCCTTTTCCGCCACCCATACCGCATAATCGACACAGGTCGCTGGTCGGCAGCCTACCCCACCGAGAGCCGTGAAGCCCTGCTTCCAGTACCAGTCGGTGAACTGCTCTATGCTATCCCACCGCTTGGTCACAATGTTCTGATACACAACGCGGTCTACTGGCACCTCCTGCACATGCGTCACTACTATCTGGGTCTCTCTGACGACCTCCACCCGCACAACCTTCAGTGTTTCGACTGGCACTCTTACTTCAACTCTCTCAATCTCCGGCGGCAGATACATGACGCATAGAGCAAACACCACTACCCCAACACAGACGCCGCCAAGCAGAAAAGACGGCCAGTTCCATAACGCCCTACCCATTTTCATCATCATGGACCTCCTGTAAGAGATTGCTCTTTCAGTACTTTCAGCCGGTATGCAGTCAACGCCATCTTCTCGTCAGCAGTCAACAGACCGAGCATCTGTTTCTTCTCCAGCGCATCAACACAGCCATCTCGGTCAGCCAGCTCCACATAATACGGACACTCAGCGTACTTGCATACCGAATTGAAAAAAGGACACTGCATCACAACTCACCTCCCTTCGTGAATGCGTTTAAAGCATTCTGGTATTGGCATAAAGACCACTCTACATCGGGGACATAGAAATATGTCCCCACCGCCAAATTTCTCCCATTTTGGTGTAGCTAATATCGTTCCTGGTCTGTCTGGGTTTTCGGTAGCTAATCCCAGAGCTTCATTCAGCCAAACTTGGTCTGCGGCATGGCCGAATAACAAGCATAAAGCACGGCCGATAATACTATCGTGGAAGTGATGTTCAAGAAACCATTTCATTTCTTTCTCCTTCACGTTTAACAGCAATTACACGCTAGATTTTTTCTCAAGATATTTCCTAGCCGCGGCAAACCCTTTAGCTACTTCCTCGACGACCTTCAGCCAATCCTGTTCTGTTATTCTGAATGTCCAAGAGCTTATTTCATTGCCTATACGGACAGGAAGTTCAATCCAAACTTCAGGCTCTAGCCATCCAGCCCGAATACGGAAGTGAAGGTCACCCTCTAATGGGTGAAGTGGCTGTCCATCCCTGCCTATGACGACATCATTAAAAAGACCGAGAGACTCAGATACCTTCTTCATATCGAAGGTAACAAGCCCATCGCCTTCTTCAGTATACGCTCCTGGGAAAGCAGCCTTCAGCCGGCAAGCACGGTGTTCAACCTCTAACTCCATCTCGGTCTCAACCTCTGTACCACAATGTTCACATTTGAATCCCATATTAACCTCCTTCACGTTTAATGCTCATTAAACGCTTTACTTTCTCTCGGATTGTAAAGCATAGTCAGTAATTAGCTTACCGTTAAGATGGTCTATCTCATGGCAGGCACGCCTCGCACTGTCAGTTCGTCCATATACCTTCCACCGGCGGGACATCCCTCAGAGTCTGTACTAGGTCAGTCAGTTTCTCCTTTGTCTCAGGAGTCAGCCAGGACCAAACCACCTCAGCCCCATAGGTGCTGTCATTGGTATCCATTGAGAACACTATGGACGCAATCGTCTTGCACTCTTCCTTAACAGTCAGCCACCACGCCCTGATGTCATCCAGCAGCTGCTCATACGACTCGGCAGCTAAAAAAATGTGATGGCCCTTACCCTCTCCCACCTCGTAGTCTGACATAGCAACCCTCCTTATCGAGAAGAATCTCTCATGGCCCTGAGTTCCTCAGCCTGTTTCCGGGCCTGCATCTCTTCAGCAAAGCTGCACACGAAGTCCCGACGCCACCAATGGCATGACGGAAAACAGACTGTGAACCTTAATGGGCAATGCTCAACTCGTTTCCCCTGCTCACCGTTCATTTCTCTGTCTCTCCTGGAAGTAAAACATATGACGTCTTCTGGTAAGTCTCTCGGATATGTTTGACCCTCTTTAGGGCTTCAGTGCCTAGTTTTTCAGCCTCGCGCAAGCTTTTACTGTCAACGAAGTCACGACAATCAATATCAGCCTGAAATATTTCAATAGCTTCGTCTATGGTCACGCTCTCACCTCCTGCTCGAACCTGGTCACCATGCGGATAGTGTTGGGGGTAATATTACCAGCCGAGTCCAGCTCCCTCTCCGCGAGCTTTTGCCAGGCAAGGCACTCCCCGACGGCCTTGTGGTAGGCGGCGTGGGATATGGCCGCCGGGCCGTACCTTAGATAGTGCGTGTAGTAGTCGCACTCCTCAGTGGCGCACTTGTCCCCCCACAGGATTACCAGCTTACCGAGTTTTAACTTCACCTCTTGCCTCCTTCTTTTTCTTTCGCTTGTACGGGCCGAATACATACCATATCAAGCCATAAAACAGCTTCCTGAACAGTAGCATTCTACCTCCCGGTGACAGTCAGCTCCGCTTTCTGAAAAATCTCTACGCCATCGATGGTTCTCAGGCCGGACGCCACCGCCGCTCTTATCTTGCACTCATCTATCATCTTGTATTGCTCCGGAACTTTGGCCGGGTCCACCACCTTGAAATCCCAGACCATACGAGTAGACGCCTTGCCTTCAGCCGTCCTCACTATCCTATCTGGCTCCTGCGGCAAGACAACCGCTACAACTTCGCCGGTTTCGGCTGTCTTCTGGCGGGCCTCCTCCAGAGCCTTCCGTTGCGCCTCAGCCGCGAGCTTCTTCTGCTCCACCATGTACGCCGCCACCTTGTTCCTGGCAATCATGTCGGCGTCCAGTACCGGCTGGGTGAACTCTTTGAACTTCTCATTGATGACCTTGACCTCATCATTCAGCGGCTTCACAAAGAACTGCCGCTGGGATTCGAGAGCCTTCTTCGCTGTCGCAATCTTCCCCAGGAAGCTGACAGCACTATCCCGGCTCTGGTCATCAAACACCTCAATTCCCACCGCTTCCTCGCGGATTGCCCTGGCCTGGTCTACCAGGGCCTGCTGCTGTGTCGTTAAATTGAACTCCATTTCTATTATTTACCTCCTCCATATTTACATTTTAAGTTTCGGCTGCGCCAGTTTACCTTCCAATTCCCGAATCCGCTTTTGGAATGGCTCAATAATCTTTCTGGGAGAATGACTACTTTTCGGTAGTGCTATAAGATTCTCCAACCGATTATCAGATTTAATACCATTCAAATGATGAATCAAATACTCGCCCGGGAGTTTGCCACATGCCTGTTCCCAAAGATACCGATGCTCTCGATAAACCTTGCCATTGACACTAATATTTATATAACCATCTTTAGTAACATATCTACCGCCCTTCCAAGACGGGTGCTCAGGACCAAACCCAAAGGTTTTTACTCTCCCAAGTTTGTGTCCCAGCTTTAATGCTTCACTGATGGAACGCATTTGTCTACCTGCTTTATATAACCGCGCATGTACGCTCTGGCTAGATAAGCCAACCTTTTTTGCTATTGCAGGCAAGGACCAGCCTTCATCATAAAGCTGAGCTAGCAAATCTGTACTTATGTCTTGTTTGCCACGATAGTAGTTTCGAGGTCTAACCTGTATCCCAGAATGATATAAATGATAAGCTATAACACCATGACAATGCCCCAATTGTCTGCCAACCTCAGCCATGGATAAGCCTTGTTGATATAGCTCAATAGCCCTTTGAACATCAACTGCTTTGCCTTTCATAGTTTCATAATAACATAAACTAACTTTATAGTCAAGACCTGAAAAGGCATACCCACACTACTTATCAAAATAACGCCACAAGCCGAGGCAATTCAAGAATGCTATAAAGTCTTTCTTATGCTCAGTAAATTCTTTAATAACTAATTTTCCTTGCTCCGTTCTATCAATACGAACGACTAACCTACGGTTAACTTTTTTACCTTGTTCCAACAATGCTTCTCGATATGCTGATAATTGCACCGCTTGCGCCGGCCAGAAGTCCTTGCTCGTCTTCAGGTCTATCACTGACGGGGCCTTATCACCTTTGAGAACAGCCAGCAGGTCAAATGTGCCAGCATACCCATACTGGATACTCCAGACCACCGTCTCAGCGGCTATCACTTCTTCCACACAGCGGCTATACCACTCATGGTACGCCGCGAACATCTGCTCTACCTGTGAATCAGGAAAGGCGAATGGCTGGCAGCTATTGAACAGATGGCATACGCGGTGCAACTGCGTTCCTATATCCGCGGCCTCGTCCCTGATGCGGTCGGCCTCAACATTGCCAACTTCACCACGCCAATGCTCCAGTGCCGGGGACCTGACAATAGACAACACCGTGGTAACACTGGGGTATATCAAATTATCAATTTTATAATATCTTTTACCATTTCGTTCTGCTACTTCAATAGCCAATGCCAGCCTCGCTAAGACGATTCTGTAAATACTTCACTTTCTTTTCAAGACGTAATATATGGCTTTTCACGGCCATATCAACAATATGCCATTTTCCATGAGGCAACAACTCTAAATTATCCAATTTATTATCATCCTTGACCCCATTTTTGTGATGCACGATTTCCCACGGTAACAGGCATCGTTTAAAAAATTGAGCCATGACCAAGCGATGTTCCAAAACATACCCATCGGCAGGTGCCATGGGATAATAGAACTCAGACGAGCGCACCAGTATTCGAACATAACCGTTCCCTGTGCGTCTCCTCCCGCCATTCCACGTCTTT